AGACGCTCTCAACATATTTGAAGCCTTTGCAGATCGGGCGGGGTTTAACAGACCTGCCGTACCCCCGCCAACAACTCTGAATCAGTTTAACTTAAACTTTAGTCCCCAAGACATGCAGAACATGCTTTCTGGCCTTAAGACAATCACGTCTTCGCAAGGCTCTTCGCAAGGCCCCCCTTCGGGGGTCCTTGGCTCTGAGAGGGACATAGATACTGACCTCGCCGGGGGCAACAATGAACAAGAATCGTAGACCCATTGATTTCATTCCGGGTATTCCAAAAGGACTCTACGAAGCCACAGATACAGGATGGATATGGTCTACAGAAAGCGAGCAGTTTCTTCAACCCCAAGACAACAAGGGTTATGATGAGTATGACTTGAAATGTGAAAACTTCCGGGTAAGGGTTAAAGCACATAGAGTAATCTGTCAAGCCTTTTATGGCCCACCGCCGATTGATGAGAAGGGTGACACTTACCAAGTGGATCATCTCGATATGAACCCTCGCAACAATAGACCAGATAATTTAGAGTTCGTTACCCGGAGCGAAAATATTCAGCGCCGAAATGCCTCAGGGTCCGATCCCGGAGGCAAGGCAAAAAAGGTGGTCGTGCTGAGCAATGACGGGATTACTGGTGAGCTTTTTCTGTCGCATACCGATGCAATCCGGCACCTTGGGGTGGCTCCTTCTGAGTTCTACCAATCTTTGACAAAGTGTGTTAAAGTAAAGGGGATGAGAATAATCTCAATCACAAATCAGGAGGTACTAGGAAATGGCCGAAATCAGAACGCCGGGAAACAAGGTGTGGATCAACGATCAGGGGCAGAGCCGGGACGAGATTCTGGAGGAGCTTCCAGTGATAGAGGAGCAGAAACCGGAAGCAGCTCCCCAGAAATCGAGCTCTCCCAAAGAGCTAAAGGTATCCTCGAAAAGTGGCAAAAAAGGCCTTAAGCCCCTTTCGCCGGTTTTCGACGACCAGGACGAACTGGACGAGGAAGAAGACAAAATGGACATGGAGTCCACTTTGGCAGAAGACAGGGAAATGTAAAATTAAAGGCGGGGCTTAGGATATGAAACTGTCAGGAATTACCAAGGTCAGCAGACCACGGCGAGAGAGCGGTCCCAAGGAACTGTCTGTTCCGTTCGTCAACATCGCTCCACGGGAGAAGGATTACTCTCGGGGACGCCAGAAGTTTGACGGCGAGGATGAACTCAGCGAAGCATGGGATACTGGCGAGTTGGACACGATGTTTGTAAATCCGATACCCCCGCCTTCTCCTCCCAGGGTTGATCCTACAATCGGGTTGACCAAGCGTGAGTACGAACGGCAGGCTTTTGGGTTTACCCCGAATCATCACATCTTACAGGACATCAACAAGTGGAAGTTAGGGCTGACTCAGCCTACCAGCAAAGGTTCGCAAATCCTTGAACCCAACTTGCTTGAAATGCGAGACAAGTTCCAAAGGGTATTTGAGGAAAGGTAATGGTATTTACCTTCAATCACCATCCTAAGGCACCTCTCTTTGATGACCCTTCTCAGGCCAATCTATACATAGAGCAACTAATACAGGAGCTTGACAGTGGACACCTCAACACAGCCAGCGAAGGTCTTAGGCAGATTATCCGTCAGGCGGGGTTCGTCAACCTATGGTTTTTCCTCAAATATATTGCAGGTCATGCCGGACCATTTGATAAGCTCAATACCGACCTACATTTGGATATCTGCAACTTTCGCCAGTCGCCATCATGTATGGAGGCCGGTTCTAGATTTGGTGCTTTTCTCCCTAGGTCTGCGCTCAAAAGTACGATTTGCACTCATGGTTCAGGTGCATGGGAGGCCCTACGTGATCCAGATATCAGAATCCTCATCACGAACTCGGTCGAAGAAAGGGCAAGGGACTTCTGCCTCAACTCGTTCAAGGTCTTCCGAGACAACGATCTAGTAAAATGGCTGTATCCTGAGTTTGTTATCAAGCAGACACAAGCCTTAATGGTATTACCTAACAGGTCAAAATATTATACTGAAGGAACATGGAACTATAAAGGGTTTGGTGGTGAGCTTGCCGGAACACATGTTAATCTGATACTTTTCGATGATATAGTTGGAATCGAAGATTTGGACTCAACCATGATGGGAAGCCTCTCGATGGAGAGGGCTAAGCGTAAGTTTGAAACATCCAGTCGAGCCTTGTTGGTCAAACCACCAGTAGATCGAGTAGGTCTTATTGGTACACGCTACTCTGTGGACGATGTGTACGAAGGCCCAATATCGAATTGCAAAGAGGTATTCGGTTTTACCTCTGGTAATATCAAGCCGAAGATAAATGGTCAATGGTCTATCTACTATAGGAAGTGGAAAGAGTATGGACAATCAATTGCTCCCGATACGTATGTGGACAGCGACATGCTTAGCTTGCGAGAAGCTGATCCGTGGGCTTACTGGACGCAGTACGAAAACGACCCTCGGGAAGGTTCGTCGCTGGAGTTCAACAAGCTCCCACTCCATAGAGCGATCCTTGAGAAACGGGATGCAGGTTACTTTATTGTACGACCCGGTGGACGGTTCGATCCTGCTCCTGCCGGAGAGATCAGACTTGATAAGTGTTATTGTGTCGTTGGAGTTGACTTTGCGGGAACTAATCGAGATATTACAGCCCGAACATCTAAAACCGCTCTCAGTCTTTGGGCACAGGATGGAGAGACTAGACGATATCTTGTCGAAGAACGAACAGGTTATTGGGATGGGAGTGAAGTAGTAAAACAGTTATTTGAGCTTAATCGTAAGTTTATGGGTTATATAAACATGAACATACTAGAGTCAAACTCGATGCAGAAAGCGTTGATTTCACTTATTCGAGATATGGCATATACGCAACAGCTTTACTTTACTTATGAAGCTACAGCCGTAACTGCTCCTAAAGATGTAAGAATAAGAACCATTGTAGGTACTGCATTAGGACAAAATAACTGTTATGTAATTGATGGTACTGGTAAAGATTTTCAAGACCAAAAAGATATCTACCCTTCTAGTAACTATAAGAAGGACTCTTTAGATGCGGCGGCTAAAGCCATCTCTGCACTAAAAAAACCATGGTCAGAAGAAGAAGACAAAGAGGCCGATGAAGTCGAAGAAGAAGATAGGGCACGCCAGGTATCGCGGGCGGGCTATTGAACTGGATACTAAATACAGGAGGTTTTCGAATGGAAACAGATTATGAATTGGAGATTAGGTTCAGCTATCACCCACCGATAGATGAAGAACAGCGGAGCAAGTATGAGGACATCCGAAGTTTTGCTCATGAGTTGGCATTGCTAATTCATGAACTTGTCCCCGCTAGTCGTGAGCAATCTCTTGCTGTTACCAAACTTGAAGAAGCGGTAATGTGGGCTAATGCAGGAATCGCAAGGAGAAGTGTATGATTGAGGACCTCCCTGCCTAGCAGGGAGGCCAAGGATTACACATTCCCCGCTATCGTCAGGACGCTCATGGACCACCCTTTTATGGCATTTTAGCGGGGATACTCTTTTACTTCCCTACCGAATAGGGGGCGAAGCCCCCTATTCGAGACCCGGCGGCTCCTCAAAATACCGATTTTGTCAATCTTGACATTCTGGAGATTCCATGCTATTCTAATCATGGAGGCAATCAGATGAGTGATATGATGATGGAAGAGGTTGAAATAGAAATTGTTGATCGTGAGGAAGATGTTCAAGAGGTTGCCGATCAAGCTGATTTTACACTCTTCCTTGATAAGGCCGCTCAAAAGAAGTTTGAGAACTATATTCATCAAGAACTTGAACAGGCTTATTCTGAGCGTGAACCATTATTTAACAAGCTCTCAGTTTGGCGCAAGATGGCTGACAATGAGAATATGTCATCGAGAGAACCTGCTTGGGAAGGTGCCTCTGACATCAATGTCCCTGTAATTCCAATCATGCTGAAGACTGCATCATCCCGTCTTCGCAATACCTTCAATGCTCGTAAACCTTTCTGGTCAATTAAAGCTCTCAACAACGAGCCTGGGAATGAATGGATCGAAAAATCATCCGTACTTGAGAAGTATTTTAATATCATGTCTGAGTCCAGGTATGATTTAAATATGTACGCTCAGAACAATAGGATCATGACTGACCTTCCTATTGCTGGCACTGTGTTTGTAAAGGTGCCTTGGACTAAGTTGGAGCGTAATGTCACTATGGCTGGTGTAGATGAAGCTGGACAGCCTGTCGGTGACGTTACTAAAATCCAAGTAATTCATAATGGCCCTGAAGTTATTCCGTTTAGGGCAGAAGATGTTCTGTTCAGAACGTCCTTTCAGGACCTTCAGAAGGCTCCGTGGTGTGCATTTACTCATCATTTGGACTGGTATGAGGTCATACTTGAGCGTGATAATAGTGGTTGGATGAATGTTGATAGGCTTGAGAACAATGGACGGCCTTATCAGCTTGACCATGAAGCTATTGATTCAAGGAATCGCAATGAAAACACACATTTCGATGATAGCGAATCCTCAAATATTTGGGACATTGATGAAGTTTGGGCCTATTATGATGTTGATGGTGATGGAATATGCGAAGATATCTACGCTTATTATCATCGCAATACCCAAACACTCCTCGCCGTTGACTACAACAGGCTTGGGGTGCGCCCTATCAGAGCAATTCCCTGCTACATGAGGCCGTGGTCCATGGAAGGCCAGGGTTTGGTTGAGCTTTCAGAGGATATGCAGGAGGAAATTAACGCTCTGCATAACATGAGGAACGATGGTATCCACCTTACCGAGTCTGCTCAGTTTGCTGTGCGGCGTGGAAGCGGAATCCGGCCCAAAGAGAAGGTCAAACCGGGTAAAGTGTGGTTCTTGGATGATCCGACTACGGATATTCGCTTACTCCAGACTTCAAAGTCTTATGTGGAGACTGCAAACCTTGAAAGCCTCGACTATTCTTATCTGGAACGAGTTACCGGGATACAGGACATTGCGGGTGGTTTCAGTTCGACCCTTCTCAAGAGCCGTGATTCGGCCAGTAGCCAGAGCTTGCGTCTACAGGCTGGATCAGAAGTGTTCCACGGGATTGTGGAGGGCATTAGTTTAGCTTATCAGGACATAGCTGAGATGATCTTCAGACAACTTGTCGCAAATAAAGAAGTTGTCATGGAAAAGGAACGGTTAGCTAAGAGGTTAACTCCTGAAGAGTTGGTTATTCTCAACTCCATCCTTGACTACGATATCAATCAGATACCTTACATCTTGTCTTTTAAGGCTCGTTTGGTAGATGAGGCTGAAACCTATGAAGCTCGTAGGCAGGGTATTCTTTCTCTGGTAGCAATCTACCAGCAGTTTGCACAGGGGATACTGCCCTTGATTCAGCAAACTTACGGTGATGTTGACCCGATGATTCTTAAAGCGTTCATGGGTAAGTTTGTGTCTGGTGCAACTCATCTGATGGAAAAAGTATTCACTTTCTTTGGTGAGGGCGATCCTGATGATTATATTGTTACAGCGGACAAGGTTCAGACTCTTAATGCAGTTCTTTTGGCTCTGGCAGGTCAACGTTCTATATTCGCAGGTATCGTAGGAGATACAAATGGACAGGTACAGCAACCGGGACCGGCAGGTCCTCCCAATCCCGCAGGATTTGGAGGTGGAAGACCTGGGGCAGGCCAAGGAATCCCTCAGGGACCTATTGGACCTCCGCAACAGCAGGGGTTACAGCCGGGTCAGAATGATGGCAGACCAACTGGCGTATGACGCATATACGCAGTTAATTGGTGGTGTCATCGCTGATCCGCAAAAGATGGCTTTTCACAAAGGTCAGATCGCAGGGATGGAAATGATATTTCAAAATATCAATAACGTAATCGAGCAGTTTCAAGATTACGTTAATAGTTTTGATGGTATGACAGAGGAGAAAGAAGATGGCGATTCGACCCTTGGCTGAGATTGATCGGGAAACCGGCTCTCAAGCTTTTGAACAGGCTCTTGCTGAGAAGGATGAACACGACGACCCCGTTGTTCAGCAAGAGTCTGATGGTTTTGAGGATGACTCTGATATCGAAATTGTAGAAGGTGAGCCAGAACCGGAAGAGAAAGAAGACAAAGTGGACCCAACGTCCAATTTGCTTGGACGGTTGGCTGACCTGATTACCGAACGGAAAGCCCCGGAAGCTCCCAAAGAGCGGAAAGCAAGGGTACCGATTGTTCAGGGAGATATCACAGAAATTCGCAAGAAGTTTGACGCAAAGTTGCATGAAGTGGACAACCCTTCGGAGCTTTTAGATGAGTATGCTAACGCTTTGATAGGTACTGCGCTTGCTCAGCAGAACCTTGAGATTCAAGGTTTGAAGAAAGATAAACTGAAGGCTGATCCTATCAATGCTATGGTTTTTGAAAAGTGGAATGATGAGATTGAAGATGTTATTGCCAATCTTCCTGCTAACCAACAGAACCATCCAGACGCTTATACTTATGCTTTGAAAGAGATTCGTAATAATCATCTTGAAGAAATCATTGAGCATAAGATCAATGAAAGGGCGGCAGTAAAAACTACTATTGGTTCAAACAAGAACTTGGGTGGTAGTTCAGGTGCTTCAGCGGCAAAGAAAACTAAAAAGGTATTCGCAACTGCTCATGATCGAAGTGAGGCAAAACGGTATGGGTTGTCTCTTGAAAACTATTTGAAAGGGATAGGTAAATACTAATGGACGCAGAGAAACCCAAAGTAACGAGTACTGGAAAGCCGATTATTCAAGCTCCAGGCCCACAGCAGTTTTTGGTAGACGGGGGTACTTCATTTGAAGATGTGTTGGAAGCAGACCAAGTAGGGAAGTTTCTGGTATTTGACATTTTGGATTTTCCTGAAATCTCCCGTGTTAACCTTGGCAAGCTCTCTCCGCAAGCGAGAACTGCTTACCAGATGGACATGCGTAATGCAAACAGGGTTAGTGAGAAAATGGCAGATGGCCAGGAACCATTTGCGACTCGCCTTGAGGTAATTAACAAGCGTGATCCTTTGGCTCGTCGTGACGATGCTATGAGACGGGGGCAAGCAAGAAAAATACCCAAGGGAATGAAACATCTTAATGTTGGAACTCATGAGGTTGAAGAACTTGAACGTATTGGTTGGAGAAAAGCCAAGCCGGATGAGGTTGACATTGTAGGTGCGGTAGCCAAGTCTGACCGTGTTGTTTTAATGAATCCTAAAGGTGGAGTCGATAATGTAACTATGCTTGTTGATGCTAAGGATTACGAAAAACACAGGCAGGCTGAGCGGGCAAAAACTGATGAACGGCTGAACAACAACATTGAATCTACCCGTGAAAACTTGAAACAGTACGATTCTCGGGTGACGGTTTTTGATAAATCCGATTTGATAAAAAAGAAATAATTCTCTTGCGTAATCCCGGCTATCTATAGTATAATATAGGTAGACGGGGTTTTTATACCCCAAATTGGTTATCTGAATAAGATAAGGCAAAACTGATTAGGAGGTATTATGGCAAATAAAGGCTCAGCAAATGGCTTTTATTATGAGTACAGCTTGCATGATGAAAGTCCCGCTGTCCATGACTATCCGCAGACCGCCAGTACCACCCTTAACGTAGGTGATCCTGTAACCCTCACAAGTGGCCAGTTAGTACTGGCCGCCCCAGGTGCCGCCGTTCTTGGTGTTGTACTCGGTTATGCCGCAGTCGATGACGCAGTAGAGTTTGTCAGCGGACCGCTTGTTGCGGCGGCTGGCAAGAATCCCCTGGTGAAGGTCCTTCTTGCACTCGATGGAACCGTGTTCCGAGTGCATGACGCCGCCGCCGCGCCCTCATTGGCCGTAGTAGGTAAAACCTGCTCGATGGTTGGTGGTACAGGGGTGAAGGGGATTAACAGTGGTACAACTACCACTTCGGATGCCCAGATTCTTGATCTGGCTGGCCCTGATTCTGTTGCAGGTAACGTAGCTGGTGGAGTAAACACTCAGTGGCTTGTTATTTTTGCAACTCGTTTCTTTGTATAAAGGAGGTATGAGGTATGCCTAGTGGCGCAGTCAAGAACATGACCAGAAGCAACTTCGGTAAACTCCTTTATCCGGGTTTGTCGAAGATTTTCTTCCAGTCCTATACAAAGGCACCGTCTGAGTATAACAAGGTACTCAAGATTCAGTCGCATGATGAGTATTTCATGAGGCAGGGTCGTATGATGGGCCTCGGACCTTTCCGGCATAAGCAGGAAAGTGATTTCATCCAGATGGATGCTGGCAAGTACCTCTCTGAAAAAGAGATTTACTTTCCCACGTTCGCTCTTGGGTACGGTGTATCATTTGAAATGACTGAAGATGACCAGTACGGCCAGATCAACAAGTTCTCAACAGAGCTTGGTAATTCTGCGACCACTACGAAAGAACTTCTGTCATGGGATGTATTCAACACCGGGGATTCAGCCACAAAACGTGTTGGTCTTGATGGTAAAGCTTTGTTTGCCAGTGACCATGTTTCGGGTGATGCTGTTACCACGATGGATAACCTCTCAAGTGAGGCCCTGAGCCAGACAGCAATCGAAGGCGCACTGACCTACTTTGAGAAGATCGTGAATGAGCGTTCTGAGCCTTGCCCCATGCACGGCCCGAAAGTCCTGCTCATTCCGCCCGAACTCAAGTGGAAGGCCAAAGAACTCCTCATGTCGGAGTACAAACCTGAGTACATTGTCGAACCTTCGTCACAATACAAAGATACCGGCAACTCCCTCAACGTCCTTGCGGATGAGGATGTTCAGTACCAGGTCGTTCACTGGTTCACCAAACCCGATATGTGGTTTATGGTTGATCGGAATAATCATGACATCCTCGGTGTAAACCGCAGGGCTGTCACTTTCGACCAGACCCAGGATCCCAAATCGACTGATTCGATTTTTTATGCTACCTTCCGGTATGTTGCTGATTTTTTCGATTTTAGGGGAGCCATAGGATACATGGGAGCCTAATACTTCGACTTTTTGAGGTACAATCGACCTAGCCGCCCTTGACTGGGCGGCTTTTTTATTATATACTATAAATATGATTGATTTATATCTTTATCCTAGAAATACTAGGTACGCTGTAACTAAAGATGGACGTGTTTATGATACTAAAGAAGAGCGTTGGTTAAATCTTTGGCCTAACAATGGTGGTTATCTTTATTGTAAGATACAGGGTAAAAATGTAGCTGTGCATCGTGCAGTTTATGAGACTTATGTTCATAAAATTGAGAGGTCTATTGATGTAGATCATATTGATTACAACAGGCAGAATAATAATTTAGTCAATCTACAAGCGATTACAAGATCAGAGAATCTTAAAAGAGCGGTGCGTGATGGTCGTTACAAAGTAGGCGGTAAACACCATTTAGCAAAAAAAGTAATTCGGGTAGATTCTGATGGCATTGAAACAGTGTATCCTTGTGTATCTGATGCGGCTAGGGAGTTAGGACTTCATCGTGGTGCTATAGCTAATGCTTGCTTAAAAGGTATTCCGTACTCCTCCGGTGGGTATTACTGGAAATATGTATAATGCAAATTGGACATCATGTCCAATTTGAAAATCTGTTAACTTGACGGATGCTGTTTTTTATGCTATAATTTAGTGGTTGGAGGTGGTTGGATGTCAGATTTACCGTATAACCAATTAGGATCACTTCTTGACGTTGCAGACGTTGATAATAGTGAACTTCAGCTTGATGATTACGGACCAAGACTGTTTGAAAATCCTCCTGTACCATATGCCGTATGTTCGGTATGCGGTTTTATCTTTAGTCAGAAT